AAGAGTATCGCTACTGTCGAAAGCCATAAAGATTCCTGTGACTGTCACAAGGGGCACGGCCTCTAAGTATATAGAACCTGCATCGGAATATATGCTCCTAATGGGGGTATTGGCTAGCTTATGGTAGCCACGTCGCTTCTCGACACTTCCTGGCTTTAATTTAACGTTCTCTAACCATGCACATTTGTTTTCTTTAATTCGGGATATAGAGGAACTTCCGTCCATACCTTCGAACTTGCTTTCAATCACTGGTTTATTTGCTGACATAAAAAAATCTCCGTATTGTTACTACTAACAGTAGCTTAACATACGGAGTTACGTGAGTCCATACTAAAGGGAGTTTACATGCCTAAGTCAGCACCAGCTCCGCCCATTGCTCCGCCCATTGGGTCGCCCATTGCTCCGCCCATTGGGTCTTCTGCAGGTGGTTCCATAGTGTCTAGTCCACCACCGCCTAAGATTTTCTCTATCTGAGCTATTTGGTCGGGAGTAGGGTTATAACCAGCACTTGATAAAGCACCCATTAAGTCTCCTCCGCCATCTAATCCATCATCTGCTAAAGGGTCTTCACCTAGAGCCCCGAATTTATCTTCTTCAGGACTCATTCCTTCAGACCCTCCGGCCATTGCTCCAAAATCCATTTAATTCTCCTTCTTATAGGCAGGGATTACGAACTCTGTCGTCTCCCCACTTAGTGTTGTTTCTATCGTAAGTACAAAAGGTATCTTTCCCTCAACGTGACTTCTACTAGCTTCCAGTTGGAACATACTTCCAACGTAAGGTACGGGAACAAGTTCATCATTAGGGAGGGTTACCGTACTATCAGTTGCTTGGTTAGGGTTAAGGGTTATGTCAGCATCTTGATTTGCAGGGTAGTCAGCATATAGTCTCAAGGCTTTAGTACTTCCCATAGGGTTCTGGTTGGTCAATGCAACTGAAGTAAACAGGAAGCTACCTGCGATACTAACACTATCCGCAGCGTTAGGCCTACCAAGTGTTATACGTAAAGAACCATCAGAACGTGGTTGAAATGAGATAGCGTCTGCCAGCGTACCATCACGCATTGCTACTCTTACTGCCATAGGGTAACCGTCTTGCGGTTGTAAACCGTAGTTTCTCGCAAGCCTGTCCATACGTTCAAAGTTAGCATGCATGTCAGAGTACCAAGACTCCGACTTTAAGTTTATTAGCCTTAACCCTAAATAGGGAGTTAATCCAGAGTACGCCATTTACTACCTCCTACTCACTCCTAAAAGGTGCTGCTGCGTTATTGTAACAAACAGCCTGAATAGACTCGATATCTACTTTCATAGGGTTTCCACCAGCTGCTATAGTGTAAGTTGACGTGTGTCCAACTCTTCCAAACAACTGTAGTTTCTTGTCTGCAATGGTGTCTGTATTTGCAAGTATCAAGCTTGATACTATTTTATCATTAATAGTATAATGTGCCGTATTTCCGTGTGCACCCCATAGTAACCCTACAGTAATTCTACCCTCAGGATATTCGAACACACTCCAAGGTGAAGTAGCTACAGAAGCACCTTGCCTAGCGACAATTCTAACTTTCTTATCCGCAATTTCTACGTAAAGATAGTTAGCTGAGGGAACGTCCCCTACAGTAGTCACTCCGTTAGTGGCTTCTTCCATTACTCCAAATTGGAAAGCCCCTTCAGAGACTGGAAGGTCTAGACCTTCACAACTGTCTAAAGCAACTTTAATCTCAAAGTTCTGTTTACCGTGAAGCCAGTATACGTCTTCTTGGTGGAATCCCATAGCCGCATCCACTGCGTTATCTAACCCAAGTCTAAGAATACCTCTACGAGTTGTCCCGTCAGGTTCAATAAGTCCGGCTGTACCTGATACGTCAGTTCCTGTTTCTACTAGGAAATGCTTGCTTGCATTTGAAAGTATGTATGTGGAAGAGGCTGCCGCTACTAAACTTCTAGCAGTAAAATCAGCCTCCTCTATTAATATTTTTCCTAAAAAGTCTTCTTGGAATCCATTGAACACAGCTGAAAACTGTCTACCAATTCGGCAATCCGCATGTGCTTTTCTTTCGAGAAGCACAGCATCAACCTTATTGGCAATCTGTTCTTGGATACCTACTAAATCTCTAAACATTAGATTGCCCCCGATTAGTTATTGGAAATAAAGTTCTCAAGTACTGCACACTCTCTCAAGTTCTCGCACACTAGCTCTCCGGCAGCTACGAAATATTGCTCTTCAGTATAACGTCTGCGACCTTGAGCATCTAATCCGATGAAAGTGTCCGTTCCGCCCACGTTAACTTGTTTAAGCTCAAATCCAACTTTCTTTATGTACTTATTTGGTAAGCAGAATAAAGTATCGTGTCTAACTGAAGGATGTGAAGTAAATTGGAATTTCTTACCCTCTACGATGATGTAGTGGGCGTCGAAACCTCCGACACCTTTTCCGGACTCTACTTTCATTTCTTTCATAAATAAAGTTTCAAAGTGTCCGTATACTAAAGTGTTCATCATTATAGCATTCCACTCAGGTAGTTTACCTTCGTTTCTTGCGATATGCATGCGAATCCAAGAGTTAATCATACTTAAGTCTAAAGTTCTACCACCTGAGTCCATTCTAGTTGGTAACATTGTACGAACTAAAGGCCTAGGTATTCCGTGTACGATTTGTTGTCTATTTCTCAATAGCGTGTCGAAACCAGTACATACAAATGGTGAAATCATGTCTACTCTAGTAGTAGAGTCCCACCCAATTCCTAATGTTAATCTACCAAGTTCATTAATGGATTTTTCCACTGTAGAGTAGCTCGAGAACTTAAGGTCTGAAGAACCAAAGCTAGTTTCCCCTGTAGGTAAATACCCGGGATGCACTAAAGCTAGAGTAAATGGATGTGAACCTGGAGGATTGAAAATATGTCCAATGTCCGCAATTGGAGTAGCACTGGAGTTAGTGGCTTTATCAAAACTGTAGCCTTTACGTAAAGTACAAGTTAAAGTACTACTGTTGTCTTCAACCCAGTAATCTTGCTGTATGAAGTCTTGAACAACTGCACCTCCAGAAGTGTGTTGGCGACCCGGCTGTACGTAAACTACGCAATTAACTTGGTCATACTCAACAACTCTGAAAGCATCATAAGTTTTATTATTCACGCCGTTAGAGAAGTTTATAGTTAGTAATCTTGGAATACAAGTTCCATCAGCTCCGGAATCGTCAGAACCGTCTGCATCAGCTAAAGAGTAATCTGCGTATGCGAAAGAAACTACAGCATCTTCATATAAGTGTGCAATAGAACCCACTACATTCAGAGAGTTACCTATTTTAATAGCTAGAGGATGCCCTTCAGTCATTTCAAAGTTAGCACCTGAGTTTACTGCTAGTGAACCAAGACCTACCGGAGTGGCTTTTCTACCAGTACCGTCTCCTAGAGTTTGCACTGCTAATTCAGTTCTAGCAAGTTTCATTTTCCCTTCATACTCACGTTTTTTCTCAGAAACGTAAGCGGCTTTTTGTTCTTTAGAAGCTTGTTCTTGTAAGATATCGTGAGCCAGTGTCAAAGCTGTGAACTTTTGTCCGTAAGACCCTCTAATCCCTTTAGCTTTATCCTTTGCAGGAAAGTAGCTATTTTCAGTAGCCAAGCCACCCATTGAACCACCACCGACTGATGTACTTAAGTGGAACTCAACTTGTCTTCCGCCTTCCCATGACTCTTTCTTAAAGATAGCGTCAAAAGCGTTTTTCTCTCTCCACAGTTCTGTGGTTCCTGCTTTAGTAATGATTTTTAATGCGTCTTGCATTTTTACATTACCTGATAGGAAATTAGTATTTAATGCCATTTCTTATCCTTTCGATAAAATTATTAATCCTTTGTACATAAAGTACTACTACCTAAAGTTTACCTTATTTAATCTAGAGATTGCAAGTGTTTGAACGGATTTCCGTCGGCGGTAGTACTTAGGTACGATATACCTGAGTGTTTCACGAGATTCTGCCTTCATTTATTGCTTTAAGAAGTGCGTCAAATCCTGACTCTACAGTAGGGGCTTGTGAATTTTGTTGTCCTGAACTGACGTTACCGGGTCTAGTGGAAGACCTTAAACTATTAACCGGTTTATGTCCCGGTTTCAACTTGTTATAAATAGGTTCTACTACTTGTTCAATCATGTTTCGGAATCTAGATAAGCTAACTTCTTCACCTTTAGATTGTAGTCTAGCAGCCTCTTGTACTTGTAACTTAACAACTTTATCAAACCATTCTTTACCGACCACCTCGGAGTACTTATTTTCTAGGTTCTTTTGTATGTTTTGCAACTGAGACACTTCTTGCTTCTGTTTTACCATAGCTTCTTTTTTCTTAACTTCTTCAAGTTTCTGTCTTAGAACCTCTTCACGTCTCATAGCTTCTTTGGCTCTGGAATATTCGTCATGCTGAGCTTTTTCTTCATCGCTCATTTTCATGTATTTGATTTTATCACGCATCCAAGCTACTAAAGATTCTTGTGGTATTTGGTCAGCTAAAGTATCCATGTACTCTGAAGGGGACTCAGATGCTAATTTCTCTAAATAGTTCATGTCCTCAGAAAGTTCTTGATGTTCCTTATTAACCTTTTGGTACTCATTGTAGAGCTCTCCAGCTAGTTGACTTCTCTCTACTAACTTTTGCACTTGCTCTTCGGACTTAACGTTGTACTCTTGGTCACCTATTTTAACCTTTATTGGCTTGAACTCATCTTTTTTATCGCCATCTTCCGAGTTCTCTTGCTTACCTTTGTTTAACTCTTGGTCTAGTTCGTCATTTTCGGTTTCCCCTTCTTGACTCTCTTGTTCCCTAGGGTCTTTCCTAGGTTCTTCATAGTTTTTTCTGGCTTCCGCTGAAGTACTTTCCCCATCGTTTTTTAAGTAATCCTCTAGCATGCTGAACATCTCTGAAGTGTCAGCATCACCATAGTAATTACTTCCGTCAGAAGATTTTTTAGGCTCATTAGGGGAAGACGGTGCTGGTGCCGGTGCTGGTGCTGGTGCTGTCCCGCCCCCCATTCCACCGCCGTTTCCGTCTTCTATGTCCCTTAACATTATCTTGTCTAATCTCATAATCTCTCCTGTGTTCGTTATTAATAAATACCCAAACCCCACGTACGTTCGTAGGGTGGGTTGTTCATCTCCTTGAGTATAACAGTGTCTTAATTAACCTGTCAAGTCAAGGCCCTACATTGGAGGTGGTTCCATACCTTCCGCAGGTGCTTGTTCACCACCGGTTGCTCCCGCCTGTGCGGATAATTCCGCAAGTATGTCTACGTGTGCCTTAGCGTGTGCCTCAAATAACTCTTTGATTTTAGTAGGTAAGGACTCGAAAAAAGACGTATTCATCATTTCATTTAGAGAACCTAAGTGGCTTTCGTGGTCTTGATACTCAAATACTGGCATCTGACTTCCGTTGAGTATTCTAACGTTTTCTGATTCTTGAACAGCTCTAGCCCCGTCAGAATAATTCTGTAGTTCCACTAGATTACCGTCTAGTAATAGTGATAGTAATTTCTTAGGGTCTCCTCCAGCTTCTTGAAATAAGCCTGTCTGCAGTAGTTGGAACATGTATTCTTTAGCGGCACTAGGGTCTGTAGGCATAAACTTACCAAAGCCTACATGTACGTCGTAACTACCTTTTAAGTCAGCTACTTTAAACATCTGAGCAGCTGCGGAACGCTCTTGACCTGCGACTCTTATAGTTTCACCTTCATCCAGAAATTGCTGCCCTACACTGAGTAACTTCTTGTATAAAGTCTTAAGCATATGGACTTTTTTGTTAAACAAGCGTATCCTAAATTTGTCGTCAGCGTCTATGGCTGTCAAGACTGCAAACCCACTAAGTTCCCTGTTTATTTCCCCAGTACTAAACTCCCCAGCTCCAAATATTGAACTTATTTGGTCTTTGTAAATGCCGTACTGTCTCCAGAAGTCTCCAGAGACTGTACCGGGCTGCATCTGCATAGGTTTCTGACCGTTTGCCATGGCTGCATTATACTTGAACACGTGAGTAGGGTCGTCAGTATTTAGGTTGTCAGGATTGTGAGTACCGTCGGGAACGACTAAATGTAGTTGACCGTGTAGCTCGCTATTGTCGTAAACTATTGAGAGTATCCTGTCAATTGTGTCTTGCATAGGTTGGCAGAGTACTAATCTACCTAACCCCCATAAAGACCCAGCTACATCAATGTCGGAAAGCATCACAAAAGGTAGGCCTCCGTGATTATAGGGGTTTCCTTCAATATGCACACATTTCATTACAGGTTCTTTATTATTCTGAGATTCTTCATACGTTAAGAATATGGCATGTCTACCATGCATACCGTTCCACGGAAGATGTTTCTCCCAATACTCTAGCACCGTAACTGTCTCATTCTTCTCAACACCCTGGGGCGTGTCATAGTCAGTGTCAGAACGGGATTTACGTTCTTGCTCATGTTGTCTATGGAACTCACGAATTTGTTCGGACTTTTCAGGGTAGGTGAAACATAGTTCCTCCACTGAAATTTCGTGTTTTTCGAAGCACCACTCACAGTCCTCTAGTCTAGTGCAGTTAGGTTGGGGTATGAAGTTGTAAGGCGACACTCGTCTAACCTCAAAATCCCCTGACATTTCCAGTTCGCCACTCTCTTTATCGTATTTCTTCAGAACACCTTTGTTACTATTCCATCCAACGAAAGCTATGCCATTGCCGTAAATACTGGCGTCTAGGTAAATAGTGCTCTCGATAGTATTGGCTAGAGATAAATGCCCTTCCAAATACTTTATAAATAAAGTACCGTACTTAGCCGCTAACATGTCTTCATAGTCATTAGTGTTTGGAATACAGTGACTTGCAGGGTCTGTTACACATAGTTTAGAGTGTAGGAAAAGTGCCCCGTACAGGCTTTCAGCTCCCATAATTAAACTCTCACCTTTAGCCCCGTCTGGAATATGGTCACTCCCCTCTAGTTCGGAAATGAATCGGGCTAGTGAAGAGTCTCCACCTGCGTCTGGTGTTGAGTTCTTGTGTACCATTTGGTAAGTTGCATTAGCTGTATCAAACTCGCTCTTTAATTTTTTTACTGAGTCAATTCCGGAACGGTACCTATTAAGTACTAGGTCTCCAAATTCCGGAAGTGACATCTCCCTAACTTTCATCTATCTAACCCCTCTTTGTTTAGCTATTTTATTAAGTAGACTAACTGTTCCCGAGTTGAATTTGTATACGCCTTCTAGCTTCTCTTGCTGTTCAGAAAGCTTTTGAGCTGCTTCAGCAGACAATCTAACGGAATCCTCGTATTTAATGAAAAGGTTTTCAAGTCTTTGCAGTTTTTCTATCTTCACAAATATATCAGAGTTAACTTTAGTTAAGGCCATCACTCTGTCTTCCAGTCTGAACAAGTATTTGATTATAAATATTTGCAACAGGGTTAAAACGCTTAAAACCGGTATTCCAAACGTAGCTAACGTAATGACTTCATTACTCATAATTGTCTCCTTAAATTATCGCATTCTGCGGTTAAAAGAACGGCGAAGGTTTCGTTTACCCTTCCCTGTGTCTATACTAGCGGGTTTTAAGGTTTCACGCAATGCGTAATCTACCATCTCTCGGTTAAGCGATGGTTTTTCCTCCGCTAATTCTGGCCTGTGTTCAGGAACTTGTCTACAGAAGTACATTAACGTGTCTAACGCATGGTCATTCTTCTTTATAATAGTCCCATCTTCTCTTTTGCGATACGCCTGTAATTGACCGATTACTAATTCTGTAGTGCCCTTAAAGAACTTAACTTGTCCTGAACTAACCACGCTTCTAGTGGCTATTTGTGCTTGTTCTCTGTTCTTATGTATACAGCCTACCCAGCCAGGGGCACTTGCTCCGAACCAGCTTTCTGCGTTGTCGTACAGTGAGAGGAAGTAGTTATAGTACTCGTGTGGTTTTAGGCTCTCGATAGTTTTAACAAGTATCTCTGGTGATACGGCTGTCTCCCACTTAAATTCCTCAGAGCGTATGCAGTACCAAGTTCCGTCTAATGGGTCTTCTGCATACTCTGAATAGCCTACCACGTGTGTACTAGGGTCTAGAACCCTGACCCTACGCCAAGATATAGGTATTTCGAACTTGTCTACCGAGTGCGGTTGTAGTCCCTCAAAGACAAATCCCCCGGTCATCTCGTAATACCATTCCCCATTAAGACGTGCGTCTATTTGATTCTGTGGCATAGAACCCATGTCTTCAATGAATCTCGCTAGTTTGTCAGGATTGTCTCGGTAGAGTGGGTTGTCATGAATCATCCATGTGAATATCCGAACTCTTTCGTGCCTCTCTACCAGTTCCTTAATTTCCTCACTGGTTACTAGTGGCGTGAATCCCATGGTCATCGAACCACCTGTATCCTGTAGACGCATCATAAGTTCGGTAATAGTGACCAAATGCGGAGGCATCTCATCCACTAGAATTTCGTCAATCTTACGTCCCATGATTGAAAGGGTTCTTTGTGAATAGGATTTAAACTGTAGTGTGTCACCATTCCGAAAGCGTATCTCAGAAATGTTACCTTGCTGAGTGTAGGTAATATTCTCCTTACCGTCATCATCAGTGTAGTACCAACTAGGTATCATCTTCTGTAGGTACATGCCCCATAAAGTATCGTCTAGGAATGAGTAGTCAGGTCCTAGTACCCAAAATACTTTGGAGTCTGTTTCCATATAGGCATCAAATATATCTAGGGGTTTTAGTCCCTTGTCCCTAGTGATGCACACGGAGTTCCATTCGTGACGATAGGGATGTGTTCTACAGATTTTCCAAGCAAAGTCCCTAGTCGTACTAAAGGTTTTACCTGTACGATTACCTGCCTTCAGAAGCTTATAGTAGTCCCGGGCAGAGAAGAACTCTATCTGTTTTTCCGTAGGCGTGGCCTGCGAATCCTCAGGGATGAATCGACGTAGTTGTGTTTCCCAAGCTTTACGTTGGGTACTTAAGATATCCTGAATGAGTTTAACTTTATTCTTGACCTTAGTCATGTCCTAAAAGCTCCCTTGCTTTATTTATCTTCTTCCTAAGTGTTTCTGCATCTAAGTCACCTTTCACGGACTTTTTGAATCTAGTCAGGCTAGCTTTTTTACCTCTAGGAAGAGTGTCCCGTATGGATTCTAATTCCTCAAGTAACCCCTCTAAGGTTTCGTTCAGTTGCTCAGGGGATTTAATTTTTGAAGTCGTTCTAGTCTCTAAATTCCTAGGTACCTTCCTCCCGCTATTTATGTATTTTAAAGCGTTCACGTGGTCATATAGCTCCGGATGGTAGTTAGGGTTCACTTTCTGAACTAGCTTAATGTCTGACTTATTTAATTCCTCGTCCCTACCGAGTTTTTTTACTATATTGGCTATCTTTTTCCTATCGGCAACAGAAATTTCTTTTGGTCTAGGAGGTGGTGGAGGTAGTTGTAACTGCCCCTCTCCCCCAGGAAGTTGAAGTACTTCTTCCCCTTCCAGTAACCTATCTTCATTAGTTCTAGTGGGTGCTCCATCCCCGTAAGGAACTAAAGACCCATCGCTTTCAGAACCCGCTGGTAATTGAAGTCTCTCTTCACCATCTAACGACCTACCTCGACTAGCTCTGGAAGAGTACCTACGTCTACTAGGAACTAAAGAACCATCGCTTTCTGTTCTAGTAGGTGCTCTGTCTCCGTAAGGAACTAAAGACCCGTCGCTTTCAGAACCTGCTGGTAATTGAAGTCTCTCTTCACCATCTAACGACCTACCTCGACTAGCTCTGGAAGAGTACCTACGTCTACTAGGAACTAAAGAACCATCGCT